TCCGACCTTCAGCAACTGCTTGCAGGTCAACGTCTGAGAGTTTCGACAAGTCCATCATTGACCCCGTTGCTTGCGCCGTTGCTCAAGAATCTGTGCGGCTTGTTGTTGCAACGATAGCGTAGGAGTCTCTTGCGGTTTCTGCAAGCCTGGGATGCTAGGTTGAGCACCAATTACCCTGTTTGTGTCGAACCCATATTCTTTAGCTAGGTTCGAGTATTGACTACGCTTCTCGTTGAACGCATCAAGGCTTACAGAGAACAGCGAGTTAGCCAGAGACGAGAACTCTCTTCGTTGATCTGGCGAAAGTTTAGTGCCCTGCATGATGTTGGTGGCGTAGTTGGAAACCCTATCCAACAGACCACCAGCTTGCATTGCCAGCGCAAGTTCAGACTCTCGAACAACTGAGCCAGGATCAAGCAATTTCATGATCTTGGTGGCAGCAGCCAAGTCGCCAATTGCGTTGGCTTTCTTCAACCCTTCAAGAACCTGACCGTAAGCGGATTTCATCTCACCAAAGGCTTTGTACTCTGGCGAGCCTTGGAACTCTGTGCGCAACCTGGTTTCGTTCTCGAATCCCTTCTGACCACCAGTCATGTCAATGACAGTTCGCCCAGCCTCTGCGAGTTGCCTTTTGTAATCGACGATAGACGGGGGCGTCTCCCCACGTTCTAGCGCTTGTTTTACAGCAAGGTTGTATTCTTTTATTCCGGCAGTCGTAGCACCAGATGCCTCTGCCATCCTTCCAAGGCTTTCTAACGCTCGCCCAACTTGGGTTTCATCTAGAGCGCCAGACTTAAACGAACGCGAATACTGCGCGGCAATCGCTTGCAAGTTCGGATTGTCACTCGCCATGAACGGAGCAAACGGGTCAACCCCCGCATCCATCCCTGCAATCAACCCACCTTTCCTCAACTCAGGAACGATCTTCGCAATATTGCCAAGCGCAGCCAATGGGTCACCAGATGCCATCGCAAGCATCGACAGCTTTTGCGGATCAATTGAGATGCGCTGTTGAGCAGTAGGAATCGGGCCTTCCTCTCCAGCCATTGCACCTCGCTCGACAGTCTGCTGAAACACTTGCGGGAACAACTGACGCATGGCTTGTTGCTGTTGCAACTTCCGCTGTTGCTCTGCAAGTTGTTGCGAGATCAATGCTTCCTGCGTTCTCTGCTGTAGAACATTGCCATACGCTTGTTGACCAGCCGCTAGCCCCTGCGCCAATGCCTGTCCGGTGGAGATGGGAGTACGGCTAGGCGCACCGGCTTGCATGAGTCCGAGAGCGGCACCCAGCAGACCCTGCTGTTGGGCTTGCTGTTGTGCTAGCCTTGCCTGCTCCTCTCCCAGTAGACCCGGAAGGTAGGAAGGCGCAGCAGGGAAAAAATTAGACAGGTCCATGGTTGCCCTCACAACAGGCTAATTCGTCGTTTCTCAACACGCTTAGGAGCCAGCAGCGACATGATTGCGTCTTGCTGCACTAGCCGAGGATCACCGCGCTTTACTCCACCACCCGCTATTGGCTGCGGCTGCTGACTACCCAGCATATTCATTGCAGACAAGGCTTGCATCGGGTTGAACCCGGCTTGCACAGGAGATGCGCCAGCCACCGCAGACGCGCCTGGGAGATCGCTTCCGAGGCTTGCACGAGCGATAGCGTCAAAGTCGAACGTAGGAGACGCAAATTGTTCTACAACGGTTGGAGCAATTTGGTCGCCAGCAATCGGAACCAGTCCTTGTGCCTGACTAGCAGTGATGTAGTCCGACAGCACAGGAGCAACGTCCGGCCTTACTAGCGATATTGAACCCTGTGCCCCACCCATCGCACCGGATGCGATACCACCGCCAACACCCCCCAGCGCAGCGCCCATCATCGCGCCCTTCAGCGGGTCGTCTCGATTGGTTGCCGCACCCAGTGCAGCACCAGCCATCGCCATCGTTGCCGGATCAGCCATGTTACCTCCCGCTTGCGCCCAACAGACCGCCAGCAACAGCGCCAGGAACGGCCCCACCAGGGATCATGCCGCCCAACGTATATCCTGCAAGCGCACCGCCAAGGCCACCAGCGATAGGCGAGCGATACGTCGGCGCAGTAGTAATCGTCCCCATCGGCGCACCGTAGACCGACCCTAGGAAGCTCTGTAGCGCACTGTACGGGGCTTGCTGGCCGAAGTTGAACCGAGCAATGTCTGCTGCAAGCGCCTGCTCTTGGTAAGCCTCCTGGGCCTGTCCTGCTTGCAGGAGCCGCTGAAGGTCGGCGTACTCTGACTGAGCCAGACCCGGAGCGGCAGCGGCTGCGGCTTCTTGTCTAGCACGTTCCTGTGCGTAGTTCTGATATGCCATCTGCTGAGAGATGTCACCCAATCCACGAGCAAATGCCTCTGTCGCACCGCTTTCCAACTGAGCCTGCGCACCCGACCCATATCGGCCAGCAGCAGACGCTTGTGACTGGATTTGTCCTAGACGTTGCTGGAATTGTTGCTCCAACGGACGGGACGCAGCAGCAATAGCGCCTTGCAGGAACGGATTCGGTCCGAGATACGCACCGGATACCGTCCCGAGTTGCTGTTGTAACGCGGTCTGTTGGAGCGGAGAACCCGCCATCGCTCGCTGACCAGCAGACTCTAGCGCTTGAGTCGTGAACTGGCTAGGTGAAACGTAGGTTTGACCTTGGTAATACTGCGGAGGCCCACCCTGGTAGAGACGCTGCGCCTCTTGTAGCCCAAACTGCACAAACGGTTGAACAGTCGGATCAATCCGCTGTTGTGAAACTTGTTGCGATCCACCGCCAGCCATATCACACCTCTGCTATCCACTGCTTGGGTCGGAATCCGTGTTTTCTCGCTACACGCTCCCAACCGGGACGATTTGAGTCAAATGAAATTCTACGCGACCCACCCGCTTTCGCAATCTCGCGGATGTGTCTAAAGCCCTCATCCATCAGCATCTGCCCCCAACCACACCAAACATGAAGGCAGTCACCCAACGGTTGCATCACTCCAAACCCAACAGGCTTACCCTGATCCATCACTACCCACAGCATAGACCGACCATTGAAACAGTCGGTGTATACATCCTCCGGTATCCAGTTGCCATCTGAGTATTCTTGTACTTCCAACAGCCCAGGTCTAACCCACCCCCAGATTTCACGCAACTTGTGCGGCTCGATGAACACCCTATCCAAGGACGACATAACGATATGTTTTGTCTGCGGTTGAGTTTGCAAAATGGTTGACCGTACACTGACCCTGAGTCTGGTTCGATGCGTAGATGTCAGACGATGAAGATTCGTCCACCTTGTTGATCGTGACAATCGCACTCGGAGTCGTCGGTCGTGTCGGGCTTGTCTGCGCTGGCAACTGCTCCAGAGTCACATCTGTAGAAGTGGTCGCCCACATAATCTGAACGTAGTCACCTGCTGCTAATTGAATGTAGAAGTTGAGCGCAGCAATCAGATGGCCATCCGTCCCACCATGACTATTAGGGACTGAGAACTTGCTGTTCGACCCCGCTACATCGGTCCCGTTCTTGCGGAACCATACGTCTACATCCTGAATGGCAACATTGCTATTGGCGAACTGGAATGAAAACTGGATGTTGTAGACGCCAGCAGACCGAACGGTGATCTGAGAACTGCTGACAATCGCCACACCAACGGCATAGTCCGTCGTATTGAACGTCACCGCATACGCTGTGGTCGTACTAGCAGCGGTCTGGTCTGTAGTGTCTTGAAACGCTCCGTAAGGCACTGCATCGGCTATCGCAGCAGCGCTGTACGGGACGAACAGAATCATCGATTCTTCGCTGATCCTAGCGTCCAGAAGGGTCGTTGTAGTGGCGTTCCCCGTCGCCAGCGTGACAGTACCGACAGAGTTGATCTTACCGTCAAGAATCCGGTTGACAACTTCAGCGACTTGCCTAGGCTGTCCACCGGCCTGGGGCAGACGCAGAAACATCATCGGCCCCCAGTCGGAATCAGATCAACGTCAACACCTACGGCACTAACCCAATTGCCAGTCGGAACAACAGATAGACGATGAAACTTACCGCGAGAACGTAGAGACACCCGATTATCAGAATCAGCAGCAACAGCGTTCGCATAGCTGATGTTCCCGTCCAGCCTCTTTCGAGACGCTACAGCCACCGTCGCCGACCCGTTGTCGATCAGTGGCCTCGCAAGCGTGATGATAGATTCAAGACCCTGCGCCTCAATATCGCCAGTCTGAAGCGTAGCAGTAAGGTCGTCACCGCCGAACGAAATGATCTTATCCCCATCGACGCCACCCTGAATCAGTTTGCCGCCAGACCAAATCCTAGAGTCCAAACTTGCAGGGACCGTATCGATGTTCGGATACAGCGCGGCTAGACTCTCCAGGTCAGTACTACTAGTGGCTACAGTGCTCACAAAATCAGCAGTCGTATCGCCATGCGTCCACTTATCAACCTGCCAGTTGTAGACCAGCAGTTGCTTCATCTGGAAGATGTCGGTAAAGCACCATGTCACCGTCTTGTTGATCGGGTCAACAGCAGCAGACATCTCCGTTAACTTTCCTGAGTCGAGTACAGAGTAGAACCAACGGTCTACCCTCTCAGCGCCGATAGGTTTAACCGTCTGACCGTCGCAGACGAAGAACCCATCGTCTGACAGGAAGAACGTCATCGATCCGTACTGCACGACAGAACGGGACTCGTAGCAACCTAGCGAACGGGTGAGCGTGTCGAACTGGAAATAAAGGGGAGCGCCAATGTACGTCATCCGCACAACAGAACGCTCCATGAGCACAAGCCCAAACTCACCACCAGTCAACCCTCTAACTTCACCACCATCAGGAATATCTTGCGAGTCAGCCTGACTGCCAGAACCAGAAGTCCAGTCTGTAGCGTCGTTAATGTCAGACCACTGCACTCTGTTGGGATAGCTTGCCTGCTTGCCAGTGACTACGAAGTCGCGAACAGTCGTCACAAACTGAGCAGTAGGCGCAGATGCGTTCAGATCGGCAAAGTTAGCCGACGATCCAACCGTCCATGCCTGGAGTTTGTCCAGACCGTTGCCAGCGATTAACGTCTGACCGAACTGCGTGAACGTCCACTGTGTAGTGGTTGTGTACGCAGACGCAGTGCGCGATACGTCCTGAAGATATTTCAGCGTTGTCGCTGTGCCTCCAGAGGTGTAAGTGCCGAACGCTGTCGAGTTCACCCCGTTCAGACTAAACGAGTTAGCATCGATCACCGTTATGACGTAAGAGTTGCCGTTTAGCTGCGTCATC